TTGATTTCTAATATTGATGCTACAACATGCAATCTATTTGCATCTGCAGCGGTTACTTTTAATATTTCACTTTCTTGTAAAATTAATGGTTCAGTTAATAACTGTTCTGTTGCGTGACCAGCTATATTTTTTACATCAAACAATACAAATACATTACTAGATGCATCTGTTAATGTTACTGTAATTGTGCTACCATTATTACTATCATCACAAACTAAAATAGATTTTACAATTGCTCTTGAGTTAGAAGGTACAGCATATAGAGTTGTAATATCTGTAGTTGTTAAATCTTGTTTTTGATTTTTATATATATTTGCCATTATCCTAATCCTAACCAAGTAAATCGTTCTTGGTCTTCTTTTTGTTGTCTTAAAAATGTAGAGTTTAATTGTTCTACTACAGAAGCTAAAGCTCTGTTAATTTGTCTTTGGTTGTCTTCTGTGTATTCTTTTTTTGGTTCGGGTAATCTTACTACTATCTTTGCCATTATCTTCTTCCGTCTGGTTGTAGATCAGCTTGGAATGTACCAAATCTCCATGATTCACCTGATCCTGTATTTTCTATTTTTAAGTTTGCATACCTCCCTCTAGCTCTAGTGTCAACTTTAGTTGTGCTAGATGTAATTGTAAAAGGACTTAATGTCGTAGCTGTTACATCTTCTGATGGATAATCAGATACTGATATGGTTACTTGATTATTACCAGTCAATACTTTGAAGTTTGGTAAAAATCTACGCATAGCTAAAAAGTATTCTCCAATACCTTGATCTGTTTGTAAAGCAAAATTGTACGATTGTATAAAAGATAATAAAGCTGTTGTACTACCATCTGGATTAATTTGATCTGTACCTATTTCATGTTCAAAGAAAACACTTTGACCTAGTCCTGTTTCACCTACAATTGAAGGAAACGTTCCTGTGTTAGAACTGTTGTATGCGGTTGAATAAGGTTTTGGATAAACAAGAGAGTCAATCCAAGTTGTTCTATTAAAATTAGTATTGGTGTTATTATACCAGTTACCCATTTCACCTGGAGGTGCTTTGGCACCGTAATTATAAACTACTGATCTATCATTAAAAGCAGAACTTGATGATGGATACCACCATAAAACTTCTGTAAACAAATTATTTATACCTGCAGTTATTTGTTGTCCTTTTGTTGTATCAATATTGTCGTAGACAAAATCTTCAACCGAACAAGGTAATGAATTTACTGTACCATCAAAAGAGAAGAAACCATTATTACTCATCCAATATGCAACACCATCAATTTCAATTGCAGCGTTCTGTCCTATTAATCCACAGTTAGTTCCAACTTGTTCAAATCCAAATGTAAAAGGTGCACCAACAAACTTCATTGTATAAAGTGCATTGTCTGTCCAGACAAGAATATTTTCTTTTGCAACTAACGCTCCAACGATCCGCGTTCCGTCTTGAAGTCTTTGTGAACCGGCTGTGTTGGTTGCTTGAATAGTATACTCGTTAATACTTTCATCGGCAGAAAATCTAATAAACATATCGTCTTGTGTAGAAGGCGTACCAATTGTTACTTCTGTTCCGAAATGAATTAAGTGTCTTGTTGTTGGTGATATCAAAGTTGTTCGTGTTGCAGTAGGATTGTTTGATGTTTCAAACCCAGATGTTGTTGTTGATGCCCTGTTACCTGTAGGATTAGCAACACCAGCATTCCATGTAAATGTTTTACCATTTAATATTGTAGCTACTAAAACTTCACCAAAAGAGTTAAGTGACCAAAGTCCTGGTTCTAATGTAACCGTAGATGCCTTAACTGCACTACCAAAACCTGTAAAGTCTGTTGCATTTTGAACTACAGCATTAGTGCTGTGAGCTTGACCATTTGATGTACCAGGAGTTGCTGTTCCATTTGTACCTCTAGTAATACCTAAAAATTGTGTAGAACTTTTTGATGTGTATGTAATTAATTCATTCGCTATCGCAATCGTTCCTGCAGATGGAAAATCAGTAGTTGAGTCTACAGTAACAGCGGTTCCCGATCCACCTGTACCAGCAGTGTCTGCGTTCAACGATCCATCTAGTTCTGTTTGTACAACACCAGTAATTGTTCCGCCATAGTTTCCAATACCAAAACCATAACCATAGTTTTGTGCAGCTGGACCAACAGGTTCATAAGGTTTTAAAGTTATACTACCGCCAGTAGCTACTGTACCCGTTGCAGCTGATCCCATTGTAATGGTAAAAGTTGTTGGAGTTGGAACAGTAATAACTTGAAAGTTTTTATCTTCAAAATCTGATGCTGAAAAACCTGTACCACCTGGCAATGTTACACTATCAAATAAAATTATATCGCCTTCACTTATATTATGTGCAGCTGAAGTTGTTATGGTAACTGTTGTTGTAGAGTTTGTTGAAAGTGTTGCACCAGTGATACTAGTTTTTAAAGGAGTAATATCAAATAGTTGTCCTTCAAAATAAACTAATAAAAATTTATCTGTTCCTAATGCAACGTATCTATTTCCATCTAAATCTACGAATGCAAATTGTTTTCTTACTACACCTACAATTGTATCTGTAAGAAGAGATTGCCAACCACCTACTTTTTCTGGTAGTCCATATCTAAATCTAGTTAAGTCAGAATCTGTCCAACGACCGACAGCACCAACAGAAGTATCCTGTCTATCTATTCCTGGCGCAAATTTAATTTGTTGAAGAGCCATATGTTAGCTCCTATGCTGTGTTTGTTTTGAAAGCCCAGCCTCTAGTGGCATCTACATAAACTAAAGTTATAGCTTGTCCGTTTGTATTTAAAACTAGATTAGATGTCCCTGTGTTAATAGGTTGGCCATTTCTATCAATGGTTAAGTTATTAGATGCAAAGGTCCCTCTAGTATCTATAATAGTAATTTCATCACCTACTGCTGGAGATGCAGGTAAATCAATTTCTATTGGGTTAGCTGTTGTGTTAGCGAAAATTTGTGCACCAGCTACAGCTGCGTAGGGTGAGTTAGAATCAGTTATAGTTGCATAACCTTTTTCAATAATTTTTGTCGTTGTGTTTGTACCATCAGAAACACAAAGTAAAGTTGCTCCTGGAGGGACAGGTTGAGATGTACCACTAGCTGTTAAAACACTTAAAGTATTATTAGCAGTGCCTCTAACTGTTTCATCACTTATAATCCAAACTCTTTCAGACCCTGATGGCATTGTTAAAGTTCTAGCACCACCTAAAGTTCCAGATAGTTTTAAATAAAAGTTTTTACCATTTGATGTTGCACCATCTGATAAAAGTAAAGTTACACTTGAACCAGCCATACTAATGTCTTGATAACCACTAGCGCTTTGTTCTAAAATTTGTAAGTTAGTATTTGTGATAGTACCCCAAAGACCAGCTTTTTCTCCTGTTGCTACTATCTCTAATTTTAAATCTGTTGAAAATGTTGATGCCATAATTTTAACTTGGATCTATTGGTGTCCAAACCATGTTTGCTCCTGGAACTATTTCGTTCCATGTTATTATACCTACGTCATTTGTAGCCACTGTTAGTGGTACCCCACTAGGACTTACAAGTGCCGTTCCTGTTACTGTAACATTTCCGGTCGCTAACGTCAATGCGTTTCCTGTAACCGGAGCATTAGCATCTGCTGTAACGGTAACCGTTCCAACACCTAATGTTAATGGATTAGCTGTAACACTTATATTCGCTTGACCTGTAATACTTAAAGTACCAAGACCTAAAGTTAATGGATTAGGAGTTGCATCCTCTGTAACGGCATCTGCTATAATACCTACACTTCCAATGGTAATGGTTAATGCATTCCCAGTCGTTGATACTAGTACATCGGAATCTGGTCCTGATGTAGCGAATGGTAATGCTGCTATTGCGTCAAATCCTAAACTCATAAATAATCCTTAAAAGGAGACAGTGAGGTATGTGGTGGAGTCACTGTCCCCATCTAAAGATTATACACTATAAATCTATAGTATCAACTCTGTTAAAGATGAGTTTGATCCAATAGTACCTTTATAAAAAGTATTAAAAGCTAGACTTATTCTAGTATTTTTACCCTGTTTAGTTTCTACTTGATGAGTTGTAGATGAAGGAAACATAACTAATTGACCTGTTTTTACAGGAAAAAACCAAGTTTCAGAATTCCATAAATTAAATTTTTTATCATCTATAACAGGTTTTATTTGTTGATAATCATCTCTACTAAAAAGTATTTTATCATTTTCAACATTTGAATTAAAATATAATACACCAGATACCACTGAATTAGGATGTGCATGCTTATGATGAAATTGATCAGTTTCAGTATAATTTAACCAAGATTGGGTGATATAAAGTTCTATATTTTCTTTAGGACAGATAATAGTTTTTAAATAATTTTCACAATGTTTATTTAAAAACTTTTTAATATTTTTAAATTCTTTTCTATTTAATATGTAATTATCTTTTGTATTTATATTTCCTGTATTTGGAGCACAATGTTTTTTTTGTTCTTTTACAAAATTTAATTCTTGTTTAGTAAATGCTCTATTTATTTCTGTCATATAAACAGGTGTTGGAAAAATATTATTAATTACTAAATCTTTCATATCACCTTTTAAGTATAACTAAACCAACCTGTTGATATATATTTTGTTTGAGTTGGTGAAGTAACACCTTTATGAGTAAAAGTCCAATCTGATCCCCAAATTAAAGTTAAACCTTTTTCTGGCTTAACCTTTAACTTTTGATAAAAAAATTCAGTTTCGCCACCATCTGTAACATCATTTAAGTATGTCATAAAAACTAAATGTCTTAAAGATCCTCCACCATGACCTGTATTTCTTTCACAATGAAAATCTAAAAATCCTTCATGGGGTTTATATTTTTGAATATTAAATGGTTGAGATATGTTCCAGGCTTCTTGATTAATATGACAGTATTTATATTTTTTTTTATATTTTTCTAAAACTTTAAAAAGTTCATCACAATAATCTCTTACCTCTTGTGAATTTTTATTATGTTTATGATAAATACCAAGATCAGTAGAAATCTTTCTAGAAGAATATTCTATTTTGTTTGTTTTAGAATTTAATGAGCCACCTTTTTCTTTATCAGGTGAATTTTCAAAATATGTAATTAAGTTATCACACACTTTAGGATTGATATACCAACCCTCAATAAAATTATTTAATTGATTAATATTTTTTTCTTCTTTCATACCACCACCATTTACAAATACTTATAAAATATTATCAGGAATTGTCAAGCACATCCCATTGTTGATTTTCTTCGTTCCAAGAATATTTTTGTCCATCTGTAGGAAAAGCAACTGGTGCTTCCCATAAACAAGTAGTGTCGTTTAATGTCCAAGATGGATAAGGTTTAGGTGCAATAAAAGCATCTTTGTCTTCATCATAAGTATAACCAATAGCCGCATGATTTTTTCTTAAAGGTGTGCCACCTAATTTATGAACTCCACCATAAGTATTAAAAGATGTTTGTTTCCATATTGACCAACCTGTTAATTTAGTTAAAAAGTCTATTCCAATATTTTCTTGTTCTACACCATTAGCGTCATGTAAAACTTCATTTACTACTGATTGAACTTCAATCACTTTTCCATTTAATCCTATTTTTGCAAAACTAGCCATAATTTATCCTGTATATGTTCCACTTCCGTTAAATTGTAAAATTGTATTTGAACCTGATGTTGTAACAGTAGGTGATCCAGTTGTTGTACCAGAATACTTTGCTGTTGCCATACTTAAAATAACAACACCTTTTCCACCAGCACCGCCATTAGCAGCAGGAGTAGAACCTCCACCTCCGCCTCCACCACCAGTATTTGCAGTTCCATCTTGTCCAAGATAAGAATTAGTTGAATCTCCTCCTTTTCCTCCACCACCTGTTCCACCATTTCCAGCGGTATCGCCTGAATATGCACCACCACCTCCACCTCCAGCTCTTGTAACTGAAGAACCTGTAATAGATGAAGCTGAACCATTACCTCCAGCACCTCCATTAGTACCACCATTAGTACCTACTGCACCAGCGCCACCTCCACCAGCACCTCCATTACCACTTGTAAAATCTCCACCATCATTTCCTTGTGACGGAGACGTACTTGGAGTGTTTCCTGAACCTCCAGAATTAGAACTTGCAGCACTTGCACCACCACCTGAACCTCCATCTTGACCACCACCTTGACCATAAGCACCACCTCCTCCGCCTCCAGCAGAAGTAATTGTAGTTAATCCTGTCCCTGAAATTGATGAACTATTACCATTATTACCATTTGTTCTACCACCAGCTTGTGCAGCTGCTCCATCTCCAACTGTAATAGTAACAGTGTTAGAAGGAGTAACATTTTGAGTAGATGTTCTATAACCTCCAGCACCTCCACCTCCAGCACCAGTACCATTATCTTGATCTCTTGCTCCACCTCCACCACCAGCTATAACTAAAAAATCTACTGAATAAGATTGTGCTGTTTCAAAAGCTACTGCACCATCATTTATAGGTATCCATCCTTGTGTAGATCCTGAATAAACAATATGTACTGTTTCTCCTTCAGTATCATAAACAGGAACAGGACTTGTAAATCCTTGAAACTTTGATCCATTTAAAGTTAAGGTCACTGCGTTTGTTCCCCATGTTCTTAAGAAGTCAGAAAAAATTAATTGATCTCCAACAGAGGGAGAACTAGGTAATGTTAAATTACAGGCATTAGATGTAGTATTAATCCATATTCCTTGATTGGCAGAAGCGGTGTGTGTAGCTCCTGTAACTATTGTTGATTGCCATTCAATTCCTGCACCAACAAGTGATGCACCTGAAGCAACTTGTACTGTATCTCCAGATTTACCGATAGTAATAGTATTAGAATTTTCATTAATAATATTATTACCGTCTACATCTTGAATTGTGTTTACTTTTATAGTGCTAGTCATATTACATTAGCTCCCAATTTAATTTATTTTCATTCCAATAATATCTATCAGGAATAGGGTCACCGTTATCATCTGTTAAATTTTGTGTAAATGTATTTGGATATTCTATTGGTGCTTCCCATTGACAAGTTTCCTCATTTAAATTCCAACCTTTATATGTTTTTGGTGGTATAAAAGCATCTCTTTGTTGATCATAAGTATAACCAACACCAGCGTAATTTTTTCTCATATTTGCATTATAAGATGTTTGTTTCCAAACAGTATCTTTTCCATGAAGATTTTGTAAAAATTCTACACCAGCTTGTTCGCTTGTAGCAACATCATTTGATACTACATGAACTGAAGTAACTATACTACCTGGTCCTAATTTTGCGAAATATGCCATTATTGTGTGTAACTCCCATCTCCATTATATACTAATATTGTATCTGATCCACTTGTTGTAACAGTTGGGGAACCTGTTGTTGTACCAGAATATTCTGATGTCGCCATTCTTAAAATGACTACACCACTTCCTCCAGTACCTCCACTTGGGTTACCGCCTGAGTTTAATCCACTACCTCCGCCTCCACCACCAGTATTTGCAGTTCCAGGATCTCCATTTCCAGCTGAACCAGTAGAATCTCCACCACCACCAGCTCCACCATTTCCACCGCCGCCGCCACCACCGCCGCCGCCTCTTGTAAC